AAGCTTCTCTAAAGTCTGAAAACCTTTGATTAGCTACGCCGCTACCATCAGTGAAAGTCTGAGTGACCTGCCAAGTTAACACCGTTGTCATAGTACCATGTGGTTAGTGGGATTGAGAGAAATACAGTGATAACCGTATCGCTCCCCCTTATTATGGTTCCTTGGTTGGTTATGTGGAATGCTCCACTAAGCCAATTGAAATAGTTTGTTACATAACTGGCTAAGTGGAATTGATTGACTATTCTTATGGAGTCAGGTCTGCATTAGCTTGACGGTTGGTGGACTAAGGACAGGTGCCTCACAGCCTGTCCTTTTTTCTTGCCTAGTCATCACGGTCTCGTGATTCCTCCCTTTCGTTTAGCCATTGTAGATAAAATCCTAGCCACACATAGCCAACAATAAGCATGATTAACTCAAATACTGGAGTAGGTATTAGATAGTCCATTAGCTCAGACTCTCTACTACCCTCAGTAATCCATCGGCATAGAACCACAACAACGTAAAACCTATACCCATTGATATAAGAGTTGCATTCTTGTTGTGTCTGTCTATTGCTGATTCAATTAGTTCTATGACTTCTTCTTTACTTATCTCTTCTTTTGGTTTCATTGTTCATGTAGATCTATCATGGTGAGTTCTTGTCTTAGGTCTGGATCTACTATCCATTCCTCTTCCATTGCCATTACATCTCTAATGACTTTGTTAGCCCTCTTGTCTTTGTTGAGGTTTGTACCTTGAGGTATTGTTGCTAGTAGTAGATCTATACGTTGATACATCGTGGCTAGTGATCTCTCCATGATGTTTCTGTATGTATTTCTTTTTGATTTCATTAGGATGTACATAGTGATTCTCAATAAGGATGTGTTATTGCGATGGCAACAGATGTGAGGAGAAATAGGGAGATAAGATGAGGATTAGTACATGTGTATTTGAGTAGAATTACCTAAAAATAATACATTAGTACTAATAAATAGATGCACGCTGGTTGTTATAACCAGTGAGAACATACGATATGACTAGGATTTCCACTGGTATCGTGGTACCCCTACCCCATATGCTCATTTTCGAAGGGGTATACGGGGGAATTCTGGCAGCCTCCCTTATGCGTATGCCTTCAGAGATTTTTGACAAAATACTCCCAAGGGTGTACGGTATCAACATCAATCCCACTAAGCACGTTGAAGGAAGTCAAATGCTATCAATGCGGAGCTGTAGTAAGGCTCAGTAAGTTTCCTCGCCTAGAGGTCAAGGCTCAGTGTGGAGAGTGTGCAATGAAGGAATACAGTAGACATATCAACAGTACTAATAGTAATAACAGTAATAACAGTACTAATAGTAATAACAGTACCGATAGTAATAGCAGTAATAACAGTACTACCGTATAACAGCTCATGGGATGGATGATGTGATCTGTTCCAGATCCCAATCCCTCCAGCATTCGCTGGGTGCCTGTGCTCCTTTGGAGCTACGGCCTGCGGCCTGTTGTCTATATGTGTCTTTCTCGTCTTCTAGTACGCCTGACTACTAGAAGCAAATAGAGATTGAGTTGTCTAAGATAAAAGAGCCCCTGATGAAACGAGGGGCTCTACTCACCGCATATCCACAACAGAGGAGCACCACTTCCTCTGTTTAACTTACTGCAATGAATTAGCTCGTTTAGGAGTCCAATCATAGACAGGTTTATTCGAAGATTTAAGGTTTTTAAAAGAGTGACCTAAGACGAGAGCATCTGTAGCTAGGTGAGGCATATCTTCAAAAGCTTTAACCATTGCATCAAACTCTTCAGTTTGTCTAAGGTGTTGAGCTAATTCAGCAGATTGAGCAATAGCATCAGTAAACCATCTAACACCTTGAGCTAAGGCATCGACTCTATCGTCATGTTTAATAGCACCAGGTTCTCTAGAGAGCATACTCATTTGTCTCATTAACATATAAGCCAACCGTCTTTCTGGAGGTTCATCAGGATTAGATCTGTAGTCATATTCAAAGACCTTAGGATCAACTATAAGTTTATGTTGATTCATTATTGGTTCTAAGGTATCGATGATACGTTCTTCTTTTCTAGTTGTAGCTCTAACTTCTTCAAGGTTAGCGATTAATTTTTCATTAATAGCATGACGTTTAAAGAGTTCAGTAATAGCACCATCACCAAAGTTAGATTCAATTAGGACTGTTGTTGCCTTATATCGTTTAGCAAGATGAATGATATCGATGAGGGTATTATCAGAGTATCCGTCTTTGTACGCCTTGAAGTCTCTAAAGAAAATGTAGCCATTAGATTGAGCAAGGACAGCGGCCACAGTTTCATCGGAACCACGCCCTGAAGGGTCAACCGATACAATTGTCTCACTGTAAGGTACTGCTCTTTCTTCCATAAACATGGGTCTATAGAAGCGATCACCAGGTAAGCCGACAGGATTAAGTTCTTTAATGAGATAGCGAGGATCAGCAGACCAAACATATCTTTCAGCACATTCTTCACCAAGGGGAGTAACGATAAGGTCTTGGAATTTAAGAGGGAATTTCTCAGCATCAGATAGAGAAGTATCAAGCATGAATTGCAACATGAAGTTACTTTTACCCATTGCAGCTTCTCTTTCAACGAGGTCTATATCTGTAAATCTTGTATCAGTAGGTGTCCAAGGTTCTGAGCCTTTATCAATATCTTCTACAAGTTGAGGAGCTAATAATCCTTCATATCCGCTGACATTACGAGGATACCTAGCTGGCCAAACAAAGGGCTTGTAGGATCTTTCAGCGAGTTTACGATAGACAGTGAAGACATTTTGCGGAGTTCCGAGGAACAAGATTCTTGAGTTGTCGTTCGGGGTAAGAATTGATTCTGCTTCTGTAATGAGTTGTAAGAGTTTTTCACGTTGTAAATCCGTAGCACTATTTAGTGGAACCTCAACGTCATCAAAGATCATGAGGTCAGCCCTGCTACCGGTCATTTGACCTGTAATACCAACACTTTTGCAGCTAGGGGCTTGGTGTGGTCTAGCGGGTCCAACATCAAAGGAAATACGGCTCCATCGTTGGTCATCAGTCTTGGGACCAAGGTGTCCTAACCAGGGGATATCAAGGATTAGTTTTTGGCAGAAGATAGAGAAGTTATCGGCTCTTTCTTTAGAGGCTGAGATGACCATGATCTTTTTATCATGATCGTTATATAGAGTCCACAGAACAAAGGCTGCACTAATCCAAGACTTACCAACACCACGGAAAGCAGAGATCTGTAGACGTTTAGGACCATGTTGAAGATATTCAGCTATTGCAAGTTGTGCTCTAGTAGGTCTAGGTAGTTTTAATTCATTCCAGACGAGAGTAAGGAATACTCTGAAGTCTTGTTTAATTTTTTTGTCTAGTTCTTGGATATTATTCATATATAAAGTTTTATGACACAGCCTCCAATTGACAGTCCATAATGACGAGAATTGTGTAGTTCACCAATTTATTTATCCCATGGCTACTAGAAGAATTTTCATTCCCGACGCTAAATGGCTTGAACTCAAAAAAGATCAGTCACTAGCTGATGAGTTAAGTGACGCTCTTAATTTGATTTCTGAAGCGTTGGAAAAAAGAAGTATTCCAGTTAATCAAATCAGTCAAAATTATGGAGACTACTGGGATCACCTCCAAGATCTCATCCAAGATCTAGAGGAATAAACCAAAGCCCCTTCACTGGGGCTTTTTTATTTCTTCAATAGCAGTCATGACAGAATCAGCCATGATCCTGTAGCCGGTACCTACATAAAGTTGACCCATGACTACCGCAATAGTCATGAGTCCCCAGAATGTGTAATACCAATTAGTCTTACAGACCTTTCCAAACTTCACTGGTTAGGCAGATACAGTAATTGTCAAAGCTTTCTCAAAAGTCTGACCGGTGGAATCAGTTGCTTTAATACGGAAAGCTTTTGTATCGTTTGTTGAGACAGCTCCACCTGTATAGCTCAGAGTTGTACCACTAATAGAGAAATCACCATTATTAGTATCACCTGTACCAGAGACTAGAGCGAAGGTGATCGTAGGATCAGTAGAAGTAGCAGACAGAGTTCCAACAGTAACAGGAGTCGAAGATCCGTTATTTCCATTAGCAAGTCCTCCTGTATGTGAGATATCGGTTGGAGCATTGCCATATAGGACGCTAGTTGCACCAGCGATAGAATTAGTTCCTACAGCGAAATAGCGTTCAATAGAACCATCAAGGATGGCTAAAACATCAGCTACTGTACTAGAAGTTGTGATGTTAGCGAGAGCTGTATCAGCAGTACCATCAATAGCGATATTGCCATACTTATAGGCTCCTAGAGTAGCTACTCGTCTTGTAGTAGCACTAGAAGTAAATACTTCAGCAGTCATGTTAATTAAGCAGTTTTAAGTTTAATAAATTCATCAAGTGCTAATGAACCTTTTGCACGGTTACATTGAAGACATGCAGTTACACAGTTATTAGCGTTAGTTTCGCCACCTTTGCATCGTGGTCTTACATGATCAATAGTTAATTGATCTGTTGATCCACAATAAACGCAGGTATGGTTATCCCTCAGCTTTATGAGATATCTCCACATTCGTTTAGCATCACCGCTACGGAATGTAAGGAGATCACGCATGAGGCTTCGGGGAGTATCCATTGGCTCATAAATAAGGGTTTACTTTTTAGTTGATTTTCCGTTCTTACCATTACGAGAACGATTAGCTGATCTTGATTCAGTAGTTACACCACCACCTTTCTTATGGCTTATATCAGTACCTTTAGTACCCGACTTACCATCTTTACCAGCTATGCCTCTTTTTTTACGTTCAGCCCATCGTTCAGCATCAGCTTTCTTTAGGCGTTTCTTTTTAGCTCCTGAAGCTAGGGAGCCTTTTTCTCTTTTACGATATTCTCTATCGTATTTTTTCTTTTTAGCGGCTGCTGATTTATTTCTCTTGTAATAACTAGAAGATTTAGAAGCCATTAGTATGACCTCTGAACATCATCAAAAGTTAATTCAGGTATAAGTCCAGCGAGGCCAGCAAGGGGGCTACCTTCAACGGCTACCCCTGTAATGTCATTAGCCTTAAGCCAATCAATAGCAGCTCTAAGGTCAGCTGTAGTAGCCTCACCTTTTTTTATACGATCAGCTATCTCAATAGTGACTAAGGCGTGAAGCTCTTCAAATGCAGCTTCATCAGCTCTTTTAGTCATTAGCACCTGGGAATAAATTCTTTCTAATTAATTCAACGGCTTTATCATCAATAGTGTTATCTGTTCTAGCCGCCCAAACAGCTAGAAGGTCTACCACTAAATGTTTAACTGATTCAGTTTGAATGAATGCCATTAGGATAGGTTTGATTAAGATCATTTTGGTGAATTAGTAGGGTTTTCTTTTTTAATTAAATAAGAGATAGGTATAATGTCATTACATAAATGTTCTACCCTTGAACCAGGTCGAAGTGTAAAACCTTTTTGCTGTAATTCAGCACATTTAGCAGCCCTTAAGAGTTCATATTCAACACGCATCAATTCTTCTCTTCTTTTAGCTATTGATTTACATCTTTCTGTTATAGATCCATCAAGAGGCACCATGAAGTTTAATTGACCTCCATAGTTCCAACCTCTTGAATAACTTTCAGGATCATAAGGTTTATTTTCGTTAGCTAACCAGAATGGTGAGAAGGTCATTGTAGGACCATTACAAACAATAGAGCCTCCCATACTTTGTCTACTAGGGGCTCCATTATTCTGGAATTGTATAGCCGAATTTGTCACATTTCCGGTTGCTGTGGACCGAGGAGCTGCTGTATTATTATACTCGTCTCCATCTGCATAAGCAGGGCTCGCTATTGCGAGAAGACAGACAGCGAGGTAGTTGTAGCAGTTGTTTCTATGTCTCTTTCTATATCGATTGTTTCGATTAGAACTAAACCAGTATCTGAATCTGCTGATCTTGTTGTTATTTCTAATTGAAAGTCCTCCCCAGCGTCGGTTACGCTGAATGTTGTATCTGAAGCTGTAATACTTCCTGAAGGAGTTACATTTGTTCCAGACCAACTTTGTGTTTCTCCTCCATAGACCTTTTGTGAAATTGTTTCAGTCACCGTCTGTTCAGTGGTGGTAGTCGCATTCATACTTCCCGTAGTAAATGCGGGCGTAATCTGATTTGCTTTAACTACTGTGGGTGTCATCAGTAAGAAAATTGAGAGCCAAAAGGTTTTCATTCTTCTTTCTTTTTAGGTTGTTGTTGTTGTTGAGTTAACATCGGACAATTTACTGGTGGTCCCTTACCATTTTTATTATTAGATGTAGATAAACCAAAGGAATAAAGAGCACCTGAAAAGATACTAGCCACAAACGTGATATCTCCAGTTCCTTTTTTTAATCCTGGTACTTCTACATAATTTAAAGTTATGATTTCAGATGAAGCCTGACCAGACCACTACACCTAGACGGACAAACGTAGAAAGAATGAACAATTGTTCTTCTTTATCATCTAATCCTTCTTTTATTTTATGTAGTAGTCCTTTAGGCTTCTTCTCCTCCTTTGTTTCCATTAAGTTTTTTTTGTAGACGTTTAGCAAGTTGCATAAATATAGGCT